TAAACCAGAAGGAGGTTCAGTAAGTGAATTTAATTTAGATACAGTTCTTGCTGTTAATGCTTCGCCATCTTCAATAAACGCATACTTGCCTTCAACATAAGATAAAGCTGTAATTGCATAATTTATTCCATCTTGCTCCTCTACTGTTATTACTCTGAATAATTGAGATTGAATAGTGACGTTAGATATAAGAAAGTTTGCATTTACATTAGGAGTTTGAGAAAAAGCAGAACTTACAGTAATAGTACCGCCTGAGACAGATGAGATTGCCTTACTTTCAAACGATCCATCGGGTAAAATTACAGCGAGTTTTGCATCTCCAACAGGATTCCCACTAGCATCTACGGCTAAATCAGTCGCAGAAGTATCATCAACAGTAACAACAGTGGTAGAAGTAACAGCAGATAATCTTCCTCCTCTTCTTACTCCTGCTCTTACGGGATCTTGAATTTCAATGATTGCACCTGGTCTGACTACTATACCAGAATCAATAGACGTAGCAAATGCAACAATTTCACTTTCATTTTGTTCTGCAAATAATACTGCCTTACCTAATCTTCTAGCTTGACCTCTTGAAGTACAAGCAAATGCTTTTACCTGTTTGACAACAGTTCCTATTTTAGATATTGCAGTTGCATCTTCTACTACTTCAAAGTCAACCTCCTGACTATCCATGTTGAAATATGAAACAGATACAACACTATGTCGTGTTTTTAAACTGCTACCAGAATATGAAAAACCTTCTGAAGTTACATTTGAAAGATTAAATAAATAACTAGGATCTGTTGGTTTATCTTGTGTAATGGTTATTGTTCCAGCAGACCAGATTGGCATACATCTCATTACACCTGATAAATCATTTATTAAATCAAAGGCTTCTCTAGGATTTTGAATATTTACATTGCAACTAAATCTAGCTTCTTCCCCTCCAGCACCATCATCTACAAGAGTATTAGCAAACTTACTGGCATTGACAAAACTAAAAAGATCAAGAGAACTATCTGTTATATGATCTCCAAATCCATATCTGCTTGTAGTTAAAAGATCAAGCAGAATCATTGCAGGACATGAACACCATGTAGCTGCTCCCATAACTCCGTTGAAAATATAACCATCAGGATAAATAATACGACCAGTTGTACTATCAACACTAGGAGTACCAGAACTGGATGCACCTGCTCCTGGAATCCTTACTTTAATACCTCTAATTCTAAACTTACGAGCAGGAATAGAACTAAACTGCATTGAATCTAGTCTTATCGAACTATATGCACTATTCAAATATGTTGAAGCATCATCAATAATTTCTCCAAAACTTGTCCACTGAAAACTGTCTCTTAAATTAGTATCTGTGCTATCTGCTGTAACTCTGCTAACTCTTATATCTACAGGAAACGATCCAGTAATATTTACACGATAATCTTTTTGGTATG